GTGGCATTGTCGGCCACCCGCCACATCAAGAGTGTTGTGCGGGAGCACATGATATCCCGCGGCGCAGTGCGCGCCGATTGCTGGTCTATGGACGGGCACGATGAGGCCCACCGCTGGCTGGAAGTGTTGGGAGCCAGACGGGAAGCATCACTGGAAGACTACGGCAGAAATCGCCAGACGTATCATTGTTATTCCTGGACTAAGACCCGCCTGGAGAATGGAGAATTTTAATGTGTTTTTTCAAACCCCCGAAAATGCCCGCGCAAAAAGTAATCCAGGCCAAACCGGCTGTGGGTGCGGACGATCCAAAAGTGCGCGCTGCGTCTAACACAATTCGCCGGCGGGCTGCGGGCGGCGGCGGCAAGAAATTCAACATCCTGGCGAGCAACGACCTGGCGCCGAATGTCGGTCTGGCAACCCTGCTGGGTATAAGGAGTAGCTGATATGTGTTTTGGTGGTGGCGGTGGTGATGGTGGCGATGCCGGCGGCGGCGAAGTCCTGGCTGAAGATTCAACTGGAGTAACCCGAGCAACCGGTGTGCGAGGTGGCAGAGGTGATCGCGGAGGTCGAGCCGAAGCGGCGGGGCTGCATAACGCCCTCGACCAAATCCAAGGCGCTCCTCGGACTCAGGGCGAAGGTATGAACCGGGGCGAAATCGCTCCTGGGGCAACCTTTAACCAGTTAAGTTTGTTTGGTGATACTCGCTCTGATCAGGATGCTATTAATGATCGCAAATCTGGTGAAGCTCGTGCTCGTGGCTTGGAGACGTTTGTCGATGCGGCGGGGAATACTCGCTCAGTGGCTAATTACTCCCGCAATTTTTCATCGCCAACCCCCGGCAGTATGTTGGCCGAGGCGAATACAGCCCCCGATGTTTATACCGCCCTGGGTGCAGTTGCCAGCTTGATGGCCCCTGGCCTGAAAGGCACCTTGCTGGGTCAGGCCGTCAATCGCGGGGGCCGCGCCATCGGCAACTATTTCAGCAGCAAGTAAATATGTGCGGCGCGCAGTCCCGGCAGACGCAGTCCGGGGGTTCCAGAATTGCGCCGGCGTCACTGGGCTCCCGTCTAGACAAGGCTCAGCGAGATGCCAACGCCAGTAGCGGCGGCGGCACGGCCGGCAAAACAATTCTCTCGGGCATCCCCCGAAATAGCGGCGTTGACGCCCAGCGCAAAAACACCTTTTTAGGGGTCTAAATATGCTTGTTGACAGTACCAACAAAGACGAAATCTTCCGCCGCTACGATGAATTGAAAAGCCAGCGGGCAAACTGGGAAAGCCATTGGCAGGAAATTTCCGAGCGGATTTTACCGCGCTCTGGTGAGTTTACCGGGGATCGAACCCCCGGCGACAAGCGGACAGAAAAACTTTATGACGCCACCGCGGCCCTGGCTTTGGAGAGGATGGCATCCGCCATCGAAAGCCTGCTGACGCCGCGTGGCGCCAGATGGCATACGCTGCGGGCTTCTGACCCGATGTTGGACCAGGATGATGATGTGCGTCTGTGGTTTGACGCTGTCGAAGATATTATGTTCCGCTGGCGTTATGCGCCGGCGGCAAACTTCTCATCTCAGATGCATGAGGGGTTTATGTCGGTTGGCGCCTTTGGGACCTCGATCCTGTTTGTTGATGAAAACCCGATTGCCGGTGCTCGGTATCGCTCAGTCCACCTATCGGATGTTTGTATTGCCGAGGATGAGCACGGCCTGATTGATACGGTCTATCGGCGCATCGATGTGTCGGCGCGCCAAGCGTTGAGAATGTTCAAGGACGGGCAACTATCCCGGCAATTGCGGACCAAGGCGGAAAAGAAACCCGATGAGCGCGTCCAGATCCTTCACGTTGTTATGCCGCGCCATGATCGAGATCCCAAAAAACGAGATCGGAAAAACAAGCCTTGGTTTTCTGGCTATTACGAGGTCGAGGCTAAAAGCAAAATTTCCGAGGGCGGCTACCAGGAGTTCCCGTACATACCCAGCCGCTGGGTGACCGGTCCTAGAGAAATTTATGGCAGATCCCCTGCAATGACAGTTCTGCCGGATATTAAAATGCTCAACGAGATGAGCAAAACGGTAATTCGCGCCGGCCAGAAAGTGGTCGATCCACCATTGCTTATTGCCGATGACGGTGTGGTTTTCCCCGTGAACACTAAACCGGGCGGCGCAACTTTCGCCCGCCTCGATGGTCGGACCCAGGCTCCGGTCCAGCCGCTTCAGACCGGAGCCCGCGTAGACATCGGTCTGGAAATGATGAACCAGCGGCGTGAAGTCATCAACGATGCTTTTTTAATTTCGCTCTTTGCTATCTTAGTTGAAAGTCCGGCAATGACCGCTACAGAAGTGTTACAGCGGGCTCAAGAGAAGGGAGCTCTGTTAGCGCCTACAGCCGGCAGGCTCCAATCCGAATCTCTGGGGCCCCTCATCCAGCGCGAGTTTGCCATCCTGGCCCGCCAGGGCGTACTGCCGCCGATGCCCGAATTATTGGCCGAGGCTCAAGGCGAATACGACATCGAATATGTCAGTCCGTTGAGCAGGGCCATGAAGGCCGAGGAAGGTGTGGGCATCCTGCGAACCCTGGAGATGGTCCAGCCGATTGCCGCGGTGGACCCCTCGGTGATGGATAATTTTGATACAGACACAATCACTAGGACGCTCGCCGACACGAATGGAGCGCCTCAGAAAATACTGCGCCGTGCCAAGGATATCCAGGAGATGCGTGAAGATCGCGCTCAACAGCAGAATATGCAGGCCGGTCTGGCGGCGGCGCCACAAGCGGCAGACGCTGCACTTAAAGTGGCGCAGATCGCCAATATGGGTCAACAATAATGGGCCCGGAGAAACAGCAGAAAGAGATTCTCCAGGCTTATAAAAATGTTTTTCTACACACCCCGGACGGCCAAACGATCCTCAAGGATCTGCTGAAGACCTCGGGGATTTTTCAAATTACCGGCGTCAGGGATGACGCCGAGCTACAGCATCTCGACGGGTCCCGGGACATGGTGCGCCGCATTATATCTATCCTAGCCCTGGATGAAGATGCGATTCTGAAACTAGCAATTGGAGATGACCATGAGTGAAGACCAAGGGTCCGCACCCGCGGGTAACCCGGAAAACGTAGTATCGAATGAACCCGCTCTTGCCCCGGATACCGGTGCCGGCATCAGTGACGGCTGGGCAAACGCCCAATATGACGAGGTTGTTGCTGCCAAAGGATGGAGCTCACCAGATGACGTCCTTCAGTCCTACCAGGATCTTGAAAGGTCCTATCACCAGAATATCGGCGTTGACAAGGTTGCTCTGCCAGAAGAGGGCTCTAACTTCCAGGAGTGGGAGGGTTGGAGCCAGATTGGCTGGCCCGAGGACGCCTCGAATTATGCGTTGGCGGCACCCGAGGGATTTTCTGAGCAATATGACCAGGGTCTTTCAGATGATATGCGTCAGGTTTTCCATGATGCCAGATTGACACCGGACCAGGCAACGCTGATCCATGATAAATATGTTGAAAGATTTAGCAACAATGCCGCTCAGACCAGCCAGAACGCCCAACATCAGCAAGACCAATGGCTGGGTGAACTGCAAGACAAATATGGCACCGCCTATGATGAGCGGATTGCCGTTGCCCAAGGCGCCGTCCGGGAATTTGGCAACGATAATTTGATCAACCTGTTGAATGAAACAGGTCTGGGATCACACCCGGATGTGGTTGATGCCTTTGTGCAGGCGGGCATGGCTCTGGCGGAATCGGGGCAGTTCAAGGAAGGCGATAGCGGCCGGTTCGGCATGACGCCGGCAGATGCCAAAGTAGAGATTGCCTCAATTCGCGGCAATCCGAATCTGGTGGATAAAAGCCACCCGGAATATAAAGTTCTCAATGACAGATTAACGGATCTTTACGAGTTTGCTTATCCGAATGATCGGAACAGCAATATCGTAGCGACAGTTGGGTAACCGCGTCTAGCGGTCTAGCGGGACGCCGGGAGTACAGCCGGCATCGGCAGATGTAAAATTGCAGGACGGGTCCGCATCTCCGCGGGCAACCCTCTGAAACGAACCTCAACTTAACTCTAGCTGAAAGGATAGACATATGTCTGTTCAAATTACTACAGCTATGGTCGAGCAATATAGTGGTAATGTTTATCACTTAGCTCAACAGCGGGGTAGCCGTCTTCGGAATGCTGTCCGCATCGAGACGGTTGTTGGCAAAAACAGTTACTTCGAACAAATCGGTAGTACTGCGGCCCGCCAGCGCACCTCTCGCCATAGCGATACACCACAAATGGACACGCCCCATGCAAGGCGGCGTGTGTCCATGGTCGATTACGATTGGGCTGACCTCATCGATTCTGAGGATCGCGTCCGGTTATTGGTCGATCCCACAGGTCCCTATGCTCAAGCCGCCGCGATGGCGATGGGCAGGGCCTTGGACGATTCTGTGATCACGGCCGCTGATGGCACCGCTTACACCGGTGTGGCTGGCGGTACGAGCACATTGTACGACTCTACGATGACAGTTGACGTTCAAGTCGGCATCAGCCCCGCGGCTGACACCGGATTGAATGTTGGCAAATTGAGAGCGGCCAAGGAAAACCTGGATAGTAATGATTGCGACCCGGACGAAGCCCGGTTTTGCGTAATCAATGCTAAACAGCTTAGTAATCTGTTAGCTGAAACCGAGATCACGAGCTCCGACTACAATACGGTCAAAGCGTTAATACACTAGCGCCCCTGTCTGGCAACAGGCGGGTAAACACTCTGTGAATTGCTGGGAACTCTCTCTGAGACAATCAGCAGCCAAGCCCCTGTAGGGGAAGGTTCAACGACCATTCCGCAAGGAAGTACAGCCAAGTGGCTGGAAGCGCAGAGCATCCCATTGGGATGATGATATGGTCTTATCTATGTGGCGACATATAGCAGTCTTCGGACGGGTCAGGGATTAACGAACCTGATTGAAAATAATGTAGTGCAAGGTGAAGTGGACACGTTCCTCGGCTTTAACTTTATCCGTACTGAGCGAATCGGTACCGACAGCAATTCAGATCATAAAGTCCTTTATTGGGCTCAGTCTGGGATGTTATCCGGTATAGCGGCAGAACCTGTCGTTAAGATCAGTGAACGTGCGGATAAAAACCACGCAACCCAAGTGTTCGTTTCGATGTCAATAGGCTCTACCCGTATGGAAGAGGGCCTGGTTGGTTACATCGAATGCGATCCCACTTAATAGGAGGGCTTTAGAATGGCTGTTACTACTCAAAAGTCCACCGAATATACTAATGCGACAGCAACTCCGGTGGTTAATAATGCACCAACGGAAGAGCATGGCCGCATTCGTGTGGCATTCTTCACTTGCACCCAGGACGGTGCCGGTGATGCAACCTCGAGCGTTGCCCTGTGCAAATTGCCCCCCGGCCGCGTTCGCATACTCGCGTCACAATCCCGCGCTTATGTCAATTGGACCACTTCATCGGCCACTCTTGACCTGGGCTGGGATGCTCACACAGACCTGGATGGTGACGCCGTTGCGGCTGACCCCAACGGTTTGATCGATGGGCTGGACGTTGATACGGTTGGGTTCCAAACTTTGGAAGGCGCCATTGCGGCCAACCTTCTGACGGGCGGCACCTATGTGCTCGAGAGCAAGGATGGTGTGATTATTCGCGCTACCTCTCAAGACACCGCTATCGCAGATGGCGACGATCTTGTCGGCTTCTTGATGTACGTTCTTGATTAGTTGAACTGAATTGAGGGGGGGGGCTTCGCCCCCCTCAATTCTTTTGGGAGCTTTCCATGTCGGCAACCACATCCTTTGTGAGCATATGCAATCGTGCCTTGACGTTTCTGGGCGCAGACCCATTGACTGCGCTGACAGACGATTCAAAAGAAGGGCGAGCCTGCAATCGGATGTATGAACAGTCCCGCGATCAGGCTTTGCGTGATCATCCGTGGAATTTCGCGATCAAGCGAGCATCCCTGGCTGCAAGCACAACAGCGCCGATTTATGAATATACCAATGCTTTTACATGGCCAACCGGTTGTCTCAGAATCATTGAAGTTGACACAACTGAGGAATGGGCAGTTGAAGGCCGCTCCATCGTTAGTGATGCAGCGGCACCGCTTAAAATTGTTTATCTCGACACTATCACAGACCCTACTGAATTTGATGCGATGTTCATCGAGGCATACGCCTACAGGATAGCCGCAGATATCTCATATGACATTATTGCTAACCAAACTGTAACTACTAATTTGGAGACGCTGTACGCCGCGAAGCTGGCGGCGGCGCGGCTGGTCGATGCACAGGAAAGTCTGTCGGCCGATGAGAATACCTGGCTTGAAGCGCGAGCATAAAAATGTCCCGCGTTTCACGAATCCAGACCAATTTTACTGCCGGCGAACTATCCCCAAAGCTGTTTGGTCGGCCGGATATATCCCGGTATGCCAACGCTACCGAAACGCTCGAAAACTTTCTGGTGTTTCCACACGGGGGTGCCAGCCGGCGATCCGGCACACGTTTCGTCAAGGAAGTAAAAGATAGCTCTGCCGCAACCGTTTTAATCCCTTTTGAGTTTTCAATAACGCAAGCTTATGTGATTGAGTTTGGCAATTTATATTGCCGGTTTTATAAAGATCAGGGCTCGATCCTGGAAGCCAATGTGGTCATCAGTGGCGCCACCAGAGCCAGCCCATGCGTAGTCACGGCAACCGGACACGGTTACTCCACAGGTGACGAAATCTATATTGCGTCAGTGGTCGGCATGACAGAATTGAACGGCAAATATTACAAGATTAAGAATCAGACAACGAACACGGTTGAGCTAACCGATATCGATGACAACAACATCGACTCCAGCGGCTGGACGGCGTATGACAGTGCCGGCACAGCAGCACGGGTATACACGCTAACGACCACATATCTCACCGCGGATCTGCCAACATTGCAATTCGCGCAATCGGCCGATGTCTTATACGTTACGCATCCAAGTTATGTGCCCCGGAAAATTTCCCGGACGGGACACACCGCCTGGACAATCGCAGATATTACGTTTGAAGACGGCCCTTACCAGGATGAAAATACGACAACCACAACGCTGACGCCGGGGGCGGCAACTGGCGCGGGCGTATCGCTGACTGCCTCGGCAACTGTCGGCATCAATGACGGCGATGGCTTCGCATCAACCGATGTCGGACGCCTTGTTAGAATCGGTCATCAAGCAACCCAGTGGGCCGCAACCACCGGATATAGTCTCGGCAATGTGCGCCGCAATTCGGGCAATGTGTATAAATGCACCAAGGCCGGCACCTCGGACAGTTCCGGTGGCCCTAGCGGCGATGGTGAGGAGATTGTCGATAATACTGTCTCATGGAAATTTTTAAGTGAAGGCGGTATTCAGTGGGGATACGGGTCAATCGCCGGCTATACCAATACGACAACGGTCAGCATTGATATCACCAATGACCTTGGCGGCACATCGGCAGAGACGACCTGGCGGCTGGGAGCATTTTCCGGCACAACTGGTTATCCGACTGCCGTCCAGTTTTTTGAACAAAGATTGTTTTTTGCTGGCACAACTGAACAGTCCCAGACCATGTGGGGATCTCGATCGGCAGATTATCAAAATTTTACACCGGGGACCATCGATGATGATCCGGTGACGTATACCATTGCCACTGATCAGGTGAATGCAATTCGCTGGCTATCGGCCGGTAAGGTTTTGATGGTCGGCACGGCCGGCGGCGAATTTGTTGTTTCGGCCACCAGTGCAAACGAAGCGTTGACACCCAGCAATGTCCGGGTGGCCCGCGAGGGTACCCGCGGTGCTCATACCTCGAAGCCGGTTAGGGTGGATAACGCGGTTATTTATATTCAGCGGCAACAGCGCAAGATCCGCGAATTTGTTTATTCGTTTGAAAGCGATTCCTTTTTAGCGCCCGACTTGACATTGCTGTCGGAACAGGTTGGCTATGGTGGAATATCGGAACTCGAGTATCAACAGGAGCCTAGCAATATAATTTGGGGCATCCGCGCCGATGGCCAATTGATCGGCCTGACCTATTTGCGTGACCAGCAAGTGGTTGCTTGGCATCGGCATAAGATCGGCGGATCGTTTTCTACGACTGCCTGGGGCATTGTCGAAAGTTTGGCTGTTATCCCTGGCACCGGCAACAATGAATTGTGGCTGATTGTCAAACGAACGATCAATGGAGCCACCCGCCGATTCGTTGAGTTTTTAGAAGCAGAGTTTAACCCGGACGATTCCGATACCAAGGCAGATGCCTTTTATGTAGACAGCGGTTTGACCTATAGCGGCTCGGCGGTGGCCGGCTTCAGTGGGCTCGATCACCTCGAGGGCGAAACCGTCTCGATCTTGGGCGATGGCGATGTCTATTTGGATCAGGATGTAACGTCTGGCGCCGTCTCTGGTTTATCCCCGACAGTGGAGAAAGCACAGGTCGGCCTGCCGTTTACATCGATCTTGAAGACACTAAGGCCCGAGGCCGGCGGCGATGACGGCACGGCCCAGGGTAAAACCAAACGAGTATTTGAAGTAACCTTCAGATTTGTGAACACGCTGGGCGCTAAATACGGCACCTCTTCAGCGGCCGCGGATCTGGATGTTGTTAAATTCCGCTCGGGATCAGACCCGATGGATAGTTCGCCACCGCTGTTTACCGGCGACAAATCGGTGAATTTTCATGGCAATTGGGAAACGTCTGGCCAGATCACGCTAGTGCAGGATCAACCCCTGCCGATGACTTTGTCGGCCCTGATGACAAGGATTATAACCCATGACGGGTGATGGAGATGTGTGAACCGACAACCTTGCTGATTCTTGGCACGGCTATGTCCGCTGGTGGTTCAATCATCGGCGGCGTTGGTGCCTACCAAACGGGAAAGGCCAATGCCAGAATCTTGAATAGCAATGCGGATCAGGCAATTCAAAATGGCTTGCAAGGACGGAACATTGCCGCGGTTAACGCCAATGTGCCGGTTAAGCAGGCCCGCGAGGCGGTTGGCACAACCCGGGCTCTTGCTGCAAAACGTGGCGTTGAAGTTGACCAGGATAGCACTTTGGATATCCAGGCGCATAACGCCGAGGTTGGCGCATTTGAGCACCTTAAAGTTTTGTTTAAGGCCGACACTGAAAACGATGCCTATATCGCCCAGGCGGGCAATTTCAGAGCGCAGGCCGCGGCGTCTAAAGCGGCCGGCCGTAACGCATTGTATGCCTCATTGTTTAAAGCGGCCGGGACAGCCGCCACCGGGGCATATGTGGGCCATCAAGGTGGCCTGTGGAAGCTCCCTGGCACTGCCGGTAGTTCGTTGTTGGCTCCGCAAGCCTTACCTATACCTCGGACATAGGACACAAATATGCCGCCATTACCCAAACTGCAAAGTAACACCCCCTTGAGTAGTGCTCCCGTTCCCTACCGCTCACAGATCGATTATGGCGCCAGCAAGATCGGTGCCGGCATGGCGTCAATGGGCGACGATATGACCAAGATCGCCCATAAGATGATTGAGCTCGAGGCCGAGGAAAAGGCAACTACGGCTAAGTTCCAGGCGGCAAACCAGTTAAGCTTGCTGCGGACAGAAATGTCCACCAAGGCTTGGGATACAAAAAAAACGGCCGAGGAGTATTCACTGAGGTCTAAAGAAATATATAATACGCTGGCGGCGGATCTGCCCCCGATTGCCCGCCGGTCATTTATAAAAAATTTCAGTACGCTGGATTTGCAAGCCAGAACAGCCGTCACGGCCACTGCAATCAAGCAGGGGCACGGGCGGGCTATTGCTAAGGCCGAGATAATCCTGGGTGGGTTGGAGGATCTAGTGCGGCGTGATAGCGCCGGCCAAGTTACCGGACAGGTAACAACGGCCAATGCCCTGATAGAGGGGCACAAACTGATTGATGGTTTAGTTTCCCGAACAGCCATCGCCGCGGATGTCGGCGCCAAGCGCAAGCTAAAGCTTAATACCAACGTCGCCAAGGCTACCATGGATAGCTGGATAACTCTCCAGGCCGGTAGTGTGCAAACCATGATGCGGGCTAGGGAACAGATTAGAAGCGGCAAGTTTGAAAAAGACAGCCCCCAGGCCATAGCCTGGGGAATGCTGGGGCCAACTGAACAAAAGGCAATCCGCAATACTCTGTCCACAGAGATGTCCCGGTTGGCGACAGCGGCCAAGGCCGCTGAAAAAAAGACGCTGAAAGAGACGAGACAAAACGGAAACGAAATGTTGACGAAGATTTTCAGTATGTTTGATCCAAAGCACATGATTATGGTTGATGGCGAAGAGGTTGCGCCTACCGAAAGTCAGCGGACAGAAATGCAGCTAAAAATTTTGGACGATGTCAAAAAACTAAGCGACATGAATCCAGATGCCAAGATCTTGACTAACTCATATTTTACCACCTTGTCTAACCAAATCCGCAACGGCGGAAATTTCAATATCACTGATCAGCAAGTCTACGATGAATTTGAACGCAAAGTGCGGCTGGGAACGACCACTGAGAAAAATATTCGGGGAAGCTCCAAACTATCAAAAGATGACCAGGACGAGCTCATTAGGCAAATACCCAATTATAAGAGCGCGGCCTTCAATCGTGCAGCCGCATATATCGAGAAGCACCCAGATTTCTTTGCCAAAAACTCCTGGCAGCGCGGGTTCTTGACTAAAGAGCAATTGATCGTCAACCGGCGGCTCTCCGATGCAGCCCACAAAGCGCGGAAAGAAGGTAAGCCATTCGATGCTGAACAGGTAGCTCGGGATCTGGTAACGAAGCACTTTGATGAAAAAGTGGGCGGGGGGGACGCGGCTAAAGTGAAGGCGAGCGCACGGCTGGCTGATCTCGGCATCACCAATAGTGTAGAGCTTGCAGCCTATTTAGGGAACCCAGACAATAAACTTACTCCGGCCAAGAGAAGCCAACTGACCATAGACGGTACAACGGCGTTTGGTGAAAAGGTTAAAAAATGACTACTCTCGAAGACGCCTATCGGACTCACCGCGAGAATATGGACAACCCGCCACCGCCACCGCCTGTTGACGCCCCGGTAGCCATGGATGACGCCCTGGGTGAGAGCTCGGCGGCGGGTGAGACGCTCGGCACAGCAACGATGGATGACGCCCTGGAGTTCGGGCGCGCAACTGCATCTGTGGGGGTCGGCGGTGTGCGAGACGGCGCTCAGAATACCATGGGGCTAATAACTGACCTGGGGATGTGGGCCCGAGAACTGGGTATTCCATTGCCCGCCTATGACTTAGTTAGCGGACAGTTCCTGTCGGCCGAGGACGCTCTCAAACAATCTCAGCGCGGGCTTCGATTCCAGCAATACAGAGAAAACGATCCAGAACAGCCCGAATCTACCGCCGAGATCAGAGAACAGGTGCGAGGTGTCCCACAACTGTGGGACCCGATTCCTCTCCCCCCCGATGCCGGCGGCGTTGAAACATTCGGCCGCGGCATCGTTGCGTTTATGGCGCCGTTTTTTGCAACGGGTGGCGCCGGCGGCGCGACAATCCCTGCACGGTTATGGGCCGCGACACGATCAAGCGCCTTTGCTGACGCCCTGGCGGACCCTGTCCAGGGAACCATGGTGGCTGCACTGAGTGAGATCGAGCGATCTACTGGCATCGATCTGGTGCCCGATGTCCTCGAGTTCCTAAATGTCAAAGCCGCGAAAGATGCGAAGGCCAGCCAGCGGTTGAAAAGCAGATTGGTGCAGGCCGGCGAGGGCAGTGTTATTGGCGTGTTTGCCGATGGACTGTTCGAGCTGTTTCGTGCGATCAAAGGCAACCCGGAGCTCCGACAGAAAATCCTGGAAAACTTCAGCAAGGGTTGGGAAAAAGTTAGCCCTACTTTAGCTGAACGGAAACCTGGCGAATCTTTCCCGGTTGGACTTAGTATCAAGAAAGTTGGCCTGGATACAGACGAAATTATGAGTGTCATTTCGGACCACGGGACGAATATCCTGGAAACGGAATTTACCGCAACGGGCGTATCCGCCGTGAAGGTCGTATCGAAATATGGCAACGACAAGAAGGTTAGAAAAAACTTCCGGCCTGGAGTGACAAAGGATGAGGTTGTTGCGTGGCTGGGAGATACGGCGTACAGGCCAAAGGTTAAGAAGGATGCCACACCGGCTGTAAAGTCAGGCGCAGCGCCAGCACCTATTGCATCCCCGGCAGAGCGCTCCCCTGCGATGGTGAAAGCCATCGAGGAGGGTGACTTCACCGATGTCATCCGAGTGATGACCGATGAGGCCCAGCTTGCAGATACTCATAAGGCGTCCAGAGGTTTGGCAAAACTGCCTGATCAGACTGCCGCCAAAGGCGATCCAAATATTGCCCCCGGCGTTGCTAAACAATTTGATGACCGGCTGGATCAGGACGGTGTCCATTTTATGAAGTGGGTTAGGAATAATAAGAAGGGCAAATTTTTACATCAGAACCAGAAGACGGCTGCATCGGTTGATTTCTCGACCACCTGTGGCAAGCGGTCCTGCAATACTGGCTCATGCCTCTACTGCTACGTTGATGAAGGTAGGGTCATTAATAAAGAACGTGATAAGGCAATTGCAGCCGGTGGCACGGTTAAAGATACCGGCCTTGGTTCTGCCCAGGCAAAGACCGATAAGCTTGAACATAATTTTGATCCCGAGATATTCAACAAGATGCCGAAATCAGTCATCGATGCCTTCAATCAAGACGGTGGATTGCGGATGTTCAGTTTCGGCGACTATCGGGACGGCATTGATAATGCCAACGTGAAGGCAACCCTCGACGCTGCTCTTGAGAGGGGTATCAATATTAAAGCCATCACCAAGTCGGAAGAATTTGTTGAACAGTTCGGTGATCATCCTGCTCTCAGATTAAATGTTTCTATGGATAAAGTGCCAACAGATGTTTCAAATGCATGGACGGCAGAGAAGGCTATCGCTGCCAAGCAGCGGTATCCAAATCTCCGCATTCGCTCTGTCGCGCTCAATGAAAAAGAGATCGATGAGTTCGGCAAGATGACCATGCCGGATGGCTCACCGCTGATCGATGTCATCACGCTCTATCACGGCAAGACTAATTTCACGCCGAAAGGTGAGCGCACTGACAAACTATCCAAGGTCGTTCTCGCCAAGCTGAACGATCCTGAGTTCACACCCCCGGAAGGTCGTCAACAGATTCTCGATCAGTTCGGCGGCGAAGATGGATTGAAGGCATATCTCGACACTTGGAAAAACATGACGCCCAAAGGTGCAGCACACAAACATGCTAGAGAGACATATAAAAATAGGGTCTGTTGCACCAATGGCAAATGCTCGGCTGATCCCGGCACCAAATGCGGGTTCGGTGTCATCAAAGAAGCACCACTGAATATCATAGCGCTTTTACTGGGTAGTGCGGCAGCGGCATACCCGGAACTCGCCGAACCAGAGGTATAGATGATGGCAACGCCACTTGGCCAAACATCATTGCTACCCCAACAAACCCCGGACGCTAACTCGCCGGGGTTTTTTGATGGGAACGTGCCCGCAACTGAGGGCCCGCCCGTGCCCCTCGACCCGGTACCGGAATCTCAGCCCCTGCCGGTGAACCCCCTGGCGCCACCGCCTCAGAACGAGATGGAGCCGGTGCAGACGGCTGGTATGGTAACAAACATTCTCAAGGCTGGCGCCAAAAAACTGGGAACCGGCTTCGACAAAAAGCACGGTGTTAATGTCAAAGGCCCACTGGAACGAGCGACCACAGAAGGGACGGCGGAAGTCGGCGGCAATGTCATCATTCGTCAGGCTACCGAGGCGGATATAGAAGAGTTCAATACAATTGTTGGTAAGACAAGCGGCGTCCCCTCGCCCACTCAGGCGCAAAAGGACCGGGGCATTCCGGTTGTCGAGATGAACCTGGAGAACATCGACGGTCCTGACGATCTGAAAGCAGCCATCGATAAGGTATCAGAGGTTTGGAAAAACCAGGGCCGAGATGCCGGCCGTGGAACAATCGGTCACGATCAAATCAAGGCGATGGCGACCGAGCTTGGCATGGAGGAAATCGTTACCAAATTACTTACTCGCAAGGCCGGCACTATCGATATGTCACCGGAAGAAATTTACAAAGGGCTACAGGCAATTACGTCATCGGCCTTGCAACTGAACCGGCTGGCGGAAGTTGCCGCGGATATCAACGCTGGGCCGCTTGATCTGATAAAGTTTAAACATCATATGTCTTTTCACTCTGCCCTGCAATCCAACATGAAGGGTCTACAGACCGAGGTTGCTCGCGCACTTGGCATCTTCAACATACCACGGACACCCGACACGATTGAGCTCGGTATGCTGGTCGAAGGCTTGGGCGGTCAAGGCAATATCCAGGAGATGGCGCAGGCTTATTTGAAACTGCCTACCCAGGCGGCGAAAAACAAATTCGCGGATAAGGGGTTCGCGGCCAAATTCAAAGATATGTGGTTTGAGATGTTTGTTAACGGTTTGCTGAGTGGGCTTCAGACGCATGGTGTGAACTTTTTGTCCAATGCGGTTTATGCCGTAATCCAGGCACCTATTAGAATGGTGGCTGGCGGATTCGGAGCAACCCGCCGATTTCTGGGGACAGACGAGGAAACGGTCTTTGCAGCCGAAGGCGTTGGCATGATTGCCGATTGGTACTCCGCTGTATTGGATTCAGGCCGTATCGGCTATGAAAGTATGAAAACCGGCAAGGCTCAATTTGACACACTGGCGAAAGTCGAAAGCGCGAACCATGCTGCGATCACCGCCAAGAATATGAACCTTGATCGGTACGGAGCACTTGGCGCGTTCATTGACTATTTTGGGCTTAATATCAGAATACCGGGGCGCCTACTCCAGGCATCGGATGACTTTTTTAAAGCCTTCAACTATCGCGTTGAGCTTGGTTCTCAGATTCGCCGGGAACGGTATCAGGGCCGGCTGGACGGTCCCCAGGAGATTCTCGGCGCTGACGGCAAGGTTCGCATGGAAACCCCCGAGGAGTTGGAGACGCGCCTCGCCAACCAGGAACAGGCAAGCTGGCGTGACCCCAGCGATGAGATACACGGCAACGCGGAGAACCTTGCAAGGATTAATACCTTTACCAATGCTCTTGGCAAGCATCCCGATGCTATCAGACGCGCTATTCGAGCGGTGCCGCTTGGCCGCTATGCCATGCCGTTCTTCCGAGTGGTATATAATATTACAGCCCGGGCGGCAGAGATGACGCCACTCGGTGCTATCAAGCCGCTCGGTGAGGACTTTGGATTGTTGAAAAAATTGAACACTGGGTCAGCGGTGGCTCGGGATACAGCATATGCCAAGGCTGTGGTTGGAACATCAATCATGGGTGCCACAGCAATGTGGGCATCGGAAGGAAGGGTCACCGGCACCGGCCCTGCTGACTACAAACTTCGCCGGCAGATGGAAGAACTCGGCTGGCGGCAATATTCTTTGGTGTGGAAAAAGCCTGGGGTTGAAAATCCGCGGACAATTCAAGTCGGCCAGATTTCTTTTCTGCACCCGGACGATGTGACCTATACATCCTATGCTCGCTTTGAACCAATCTCTATGATCCTGTCGGTGACCGCGGATATCCAAACGAGGCTTGCGTACCCAAACACCTCGGAGGAGGAAGCCGAGGTGGTGGCTGTCCAAGCGGCGGATGTACTATATGAATATATGAAAGACCAAACTTTTCTGCAGGGCTTTTCTCAAATTGCCAAGGCGTTCTCGAGTCACTCAACAATTAAATCTGGGGAATTTAATTTCTTGCAGAATCTGGTAGCGACACAAGTCCCTTATTCTACGTTGGTAGCCAATATTGAAAAGGTTATGGACCCGAAGTTGCGGAATATTGGCATCGATCCAAAAGGCACAAGGGGTCTGCGTGATCTCTACGCCGGCCTGTTAAAAATGGATGAGAGGATTCCCCTGGATTTCACTAAGGCCAATACCTATCCTACTTTGAAAAACGTGTTCCATGAGCCAATTTACCAAAAACGAGCTCGGGTTATCGATCAGGTATTGCCGCCAGGTTTGTCCGGGCTATTCGGCGTTGAGCACCCGAAAGCAGATCCTGTCAAGATGGAAATCGTCAGGCTGGCGCTGCCTATGGAAATGACGCCAAATGTTATGAAGGGTGTGCGTCTTGATCCGTTTGAGCAAGACCACTGGAATAGGTTGACCAACTTTCTCCCGCCGGCGCGTGGAGAAAAAGCAACGTCGTTGTATAAAAAATACCAAGAATTTTTTGACAGTAAGGACTACGCAGAGATGCCGTATTCTGAAAAGCAAAAAGAAGTCAGAAATATCCTGGAGTTGTCACGGCAATCTGCCAAGGAAATCATGCTGGACCCGGCAAACACAGAGTTTGCAGATCTCCAGGCCAGAGTAGCAATCAGGGATCGAATTTTGAGTGAACAAGGAAGGCAAGTGCGATGACAGTTAGCGCAACCACAAACATTGTCAGCTATACAGGCGATGGCGGTACCACCAGCTTTGCGACGACTTTTGCATTCCAGGGTACCGGGTCATCGGCTGAACTGGAAGTTATCGAACGTACTATCGCCACAGGCGTAGAGGTCACAAAATCGTATACGACTCATTACACTGTTACTGGCGGATCAGGATCAACCGGAACAGTCGTCGCGGTATCGGCACCGGCTTCAACTGTCGAATGGCACATCCACCGCGGAACTACCCAGACCCAAACCACGGACTATGTAGCCAATGATCCCTTCGGTGCTGAAACCCACGAGACAGCGCTTGACCGGCTGGCGATGGTATCTCAGGAGCAGCAAACTGAAATAGATAACTCGGCGAAATATCCAACCACATACACCGGTGGAGCCAGCGCCGCACTTCCAGAACCAGTTGCAAGTGCTTATCTCCTGTTTAATGCCGCGGGGGATGCGCTCACCACCTCGACTACCGCTGCTACGCAATACCTGGGCAGCGATGGCACGGCATCTCTACCATTTTATAGCTTCAGTGCAGATCCTAATTCTGGGTTTTATCGAGTCGGCGCAGACAATGTTGCTGTCGCGGTTGGCGGCTCCAAGGTTGTTGACATCACATCTACTGGAATCAATTCCACCGCGATTGGTGCAACGACACCCGCCGCCGGGGCGTTCTCTTCGATCACCTCTGGCGGTGATGTCCTGTCTGATACAGATAGCACCGATAGCCTGGGATCGACGGGGGTCCGATGGCTCAAGCTCTGGGTGGACTCAATCCAAACGACAGCCAATACCGATGTCGCGGGCGATTTAACTGTCACCGGCAACCTCACGGTCAACGGGACTACCGTCACTAACGATGCGACGAACACCGAAATCAAAGACCCTCTGATAGAACTTAACTCTGGTGCGGCGTCTAATGCCAACGACTTGGGCATGATCTTTGAGCGCGGATCAACCGGCGACAACGGATTCATGGGTTGGGACGAAAGCGGCGATTATTTTGCAGTCGGCACAACGACTGCCACCGGCTCAAGCACCGGCAACATTACCTATGCATTTGCACCATTGAAATGCTCTGCAATCACGGCAACAAGCGGAACCCTAGCTGGAATTACATCCTTTGGTCTAAATGCAGGGGCCACGATCACCGATGGCATCCTTGATGAAGATGCGATGGGTTCGGACAGTGCGGCTGCACTTTGCACCCAACAATCGATCCGCGCCTACGTAGATAATAACGCACCCGAGAATGGCGTTAAGTTTGCATTTGAGAGTACTACGACCGATACGGATCAGGGCGCTGGTAAGGTTTGGCTGAACCATGGAACGCCGTCGAGTGCCACGATCGTCTATATCGATGATGTCGAGGCGGGTGGCGTTTCTGTCAACGCCTGGGTTGATACGTTCGATGACGTAAGCAACGCCGTTGCCAAGGGCTACATTTATATAGCTTCTTACGGAACGACCAACGCCATTCTTGTTTACAAAGTTACGGGCGCCGTCACCAGTGCATCTACCTATTCCAAGGTAGCGGCGACACACGTTCTGACAGTCGGCACCATCTCGGATGGCGATAGCATTGGACTGACGTTCATCCCATCCGGTGCGGACGGCAGCGGGGATTTAACTGCGGCAAACAATTTGAGTGATGTAGCCGATGCCGCCACCTCTTTGAGCAATCTCGGTGGCGTTGGCGTCGGATTAACAATAGCATTGAGTTAGGAGAACAACATGGCAGACACACTACACATGGTCAATGCAGATGTGACCACATCAGATCCTACAGTTTTAACGGCTGGAGGTGGAGAAACACTAACAGTCATTGGCTGTCAGGTTGCCAATATGCATGCATCCACCGCTTGTTGGCTGACGGCGACCGTCTATCAGAGCGGTGGCGGCACGAACGCGATCATCTGTAAAGAAGTGAACATTCCGGTTAATGACAGCCTCAATCCAATCCAAGGAAAGCTGGTGCTTGAGACAGGCGATTATATCAAGATGGCTGCTGAGAACGCTTCGAGTTTGGAAGCGACCATCTCGTATTTAAAGCAGACGTAGTATGAGCAATTATCTCTCAGGCAGGACATCCCTGACAACTGTCCAGACGGCTAACCTTGCTGATGATGCAGTGACACTAGCAAAGATCACCTCTGGCACAGACGGTGAGTTGATTACTTGGGATGCAAGCGGTGATCCAAGCGCAGTCCCGGTCGGCACTGCGACACATGTGCTGACATCAAATGGTGCTGGTGCTGCGCCTACATTCCAAGCTGCTGGTGGCGGCATTCTTGTGCAAGAGGTATCTTCGCAATCAGGTGCTTTGGCCTCTGGTACAACTCTTTTACCTGACGATAATTCTATCCCACAAAGCTCAGAAGGGACGGAGTTTTTAACAGTAGCAATCACTCCTACTAACGCATCAAACATCCTTGAGATAACTATTGACGCTTTATATGCAACAGCAACCAGTGTGAATGTTAGTTTTGCTATCTTTCAAGATGCTACGGCGGGGGCGTTAGCTGCTACAGCAATGGAACCGTCGGGTACAGGACAGAATGATGCTCATATCCACTTCACACACAGGATGGTAGCCGGTACGGCATCTTCAACTACGTTTAAGTTACGGGCTGGACCTCGATCAGCAGACACTATGTATATTAATGGCGATGCAGGAGCGAGGCTGTTTGGCGGTGTGGCTGTCAGTGCCATCAGAGTGCGGGAGTATTCAGTATGAGCAGTCATATAGGCACTGTTATCGGTTGGAAGTTTAATCACCAGCCCGGAATGGTTACGAGAGATGGTGTTATCACTGAGTTCCCTGGCGGCATCCCTTCACAAGCGGAACAAGACGCTTGGACTGCTGAGTATAACGCTCTCCAACCCACAAGAGATTGGGAAGCTGCAATGGTTGAGAGTGATGATGTTATTCCTCGCGCACTTGAAGACATCTACGATGCCATGACTGACACCCAAAAGGTGGCTGTTGCTCAAGTGACAAGAGATAAGATAGCAGCAAAGAAAACGCTGAGAGGTACTAAGCCATGACCGCAACTAAACCCGGACCGGAGTTAATTGATCCGACAGGAACAAGTGGTTTGCTCCAAACATCATTTTACAAGAGGGCAAGCACATGAGTAACTTTCTCGTAGGCAATACCAACTACGCTCCGGTTTGGAAAGACCACGGCACTGGTGGTGGCACTAGCTACACCTTAGACGGATCAGGAACGGCTGTCGGCACCCTGGTATACGTCGGCGGCAGTATCCAAGAGCCGGGAGTTGATTACAGCATTTCTGGTACATCTTTGAGCATGACCTCTGCTATCACCGCCGGTATAGGCGTTCTTACCTGTCAGCTATATGCGCTTGGTACGGTGAATGTTCCGGTGGATAATTCAGTCACGGCAGCTAAAACGGACCTAACCCTTGCAGAAGGCTCTATGATTTACGGTACGGGCGCTGATGCTTGGACATTGTTGGCGAAGGGTGCTGCTAATCAACAACTGGCGATGAACGCTGGCGCAACGGCTCCTGAGTGGGTGACTGTTGCTGGTGGCGGTTGGACTTTTTTCAGCGAACAAAACGCATCGACTTCAAGCGACATAAAATTTGAGAGTTTAGCTGCTGGATATGATTACCAATTCACTATCCATAACGTCGATCAATCAGCCGATGCCAACTTTGAATGCCAATTTGGTACTGGTGGGACACCAACATATACTGCCGCAAATTATCAAGATCAAGTAATTAGGGCGGTACAAACAACTCTTTCCGGTGCCGGTAATGATGGAGCTGGGCAAACCCATATATCTCTTTCCACTATGTATGGTGGCGCAAGTGCCGGTGAATTATTTCATGGCGTCTTTACCTTACTTGATCCCGGCAATTCTAGCACCTACACAACGATTTATGGCACATCTCAAGGTGATGATAATTCTGGTGTAGAAGGCGCAGTATTTGCAACAGGAATGCTAGAAGTTGCCCAAGCCGATACCGCTATAAAATTTTATCCTCAGAGTGGTAACTTTGCGACTGGATTATTCAGAATGTTTCGGAGGGCCAACGGATGAGCCAGACAAAATTAGACCCTCGACTTTTAGATAGTGCGGTGGCGTTACCGGCCATGTCTGGTGCAGCGTTGACGGGTATAAGCGCAGGCTTTACTCAAGGCACAGAGCAATCAACTGCAAGTGGATCGTCAGTAACATTTAGTGGTATTCCTGCTGGAGTACAGATGATCATCGTCAACCTTGCTGGAGTATCTATTACTGCGGCTGATAATATGAAGTTACAGATTGGTGATGCAGGAGGTATTGAGACAAGTGCGTATTCATCCTCGGCAACTAATATAGCAAACGGCGTAAGTCCTTCAACTTCAGCTATTGAAACTACAGGATACAGCATTTCATGTAATGATGCTGCTATGGCTCTTAGTGGGCAGGCGATCCTCACTTTAGAGGATGCTGCAAGCTTTACATGGGCATGTTCTCATTCAATACATATGGGAACAGCAAGAGTCATGTTGGTAGGAGCTGGACTTAAATCGCTATCAGCCGAGCTTACACAACTTAGCCTTGTTCCCGACAGCGGCACCTTCGATGGTGGCGCTATGAATATTATGTGCTTATAGGAGCAGATTATGCATACAAGAGAAGAAGTAATTGAACAACAACTAGCACTTGGCAAAGAGATTGCGCCTGATGATGTAGCTGACCGTGATCCTGCTAGGCGCACTGGCTCCATCAACGGCGTTTCCGTCTACTTCACAAAAGCAGAAGAGGAAGCTAGAGATAAGGAAGAGGCTGCTGTAGCTGCGGAACAAGCTGATTACGAAGCTAACCACAAGTGGAAAGATGACCGGCGAGATGCCTACGGCGATGTTGGGGATCAACTTGATATGATGTATCACGATCTCGCTAATGATAGCACAACCTGGAAAGACCATATTGCAAACGTCAAAGCTGATAATCCGAAACCGTAAAAATGGAACTAGGCGCACGAGAATTGATGACCATTGCTACTGTTCTATCCGGGTTGGCTGCGACTTGGGGATTGGTAAGAGGCCAGATTGCGCGGCTGCTGGAAGACTTAGCAAAGGCCAATGACTTGATTGCTACCCTATATACTCGGCTTGATCAGATGGAGAGTTCAGATAGTGTCCAGAAACATCAGATTCGGGTGATCGCCAGTATGTTGTCGCCAGAGCAGCGGGAAGAAAGAGCAAGAGAGCTAGAATCTTTGCAGCATAAGGTTAGTTCAATCAGGCGTGACTGCGATACTCTTATGACTGCACATAATGGCTCTCACCCCTATGTGACGCCGCCATCGGGGTGTATAGACCAATGACCGAAACATCATGGCATTTAAATAAAAATTTTACTATCGGTCATGTTCTAGCAGTGATTGGAGTGATCAGTGCGGGGATAATTGCATTCAATACGCTGGAACAAACAGTAGCGAATGATGTCGAGGACTTGCAAGATCATAAAATAGCACAAGCTGCTGACCAGATACAACAAGCTGAAGCAAATCAAAATGATCGTAAGCAGATTAATGAGCTTAGAACGCAGACAGCGGTTATTCAAAACACTATTGAAATTATGCAGCGAACACTTGATGACAACCGACAGGACATTAAAGAGATTTTAACAGAGGTAAAGAGGCATCGATGATGACGTTTTCCTGGGGTGAAGGGGTAATTCTGATTGTGCTGATTGTTATCTTGATAAACCAGATCAGGTACAAATGACTTTGACAAAGAATCTTGCAATGATTGTAGTGGCGGCGATTACAGGTTTCAGCCCAATGGGCGTCATGCTGGTGCAAGATCA